CGGAGGCTGTTTGCATTTTATCTTGTGCGTTTGATACTGCCTTCGCAAACTTGGCAAACGCCGTAGTGCTTACGTCGGTAGCTACGCCCATATAGTTGGCCACGGAGATAAAGGTACTAGCTTGCTCAGCAGTGGCACCTGTTAAAGACTGCATTTTCTTAACGGATAAATTCCAGTCGAGTGCCTCTTTGGCAAGCTTTGACCCTAGACCGGTGATACCTGCCCCTGCTCCAATGGTCAACATTTCTGTTTTTAATTTTGCTAGCTCTGCAACTGTACCCTTAGAGGCGGCTGCGATTTTCTCTAAACCGGCTTGCGTATTCTTATCGGTCAGTTGCACTACGATATCTACTACGTTATTCGACATCCTTATTCATCGCCTCCATTTCTAATCCCTCTAATATCCACATGAGGTTAAACAACATCGGACCCAGATTGATATTGTTCATTTCCGCTACATTGCGGATAGCCGGATAATCGAATCCCGCTAGCCCTCCTGTGTGATATATACGTTGACTGCGTGATAGGGTATACAGTTTCATAGCTAATTTCGTACCAAATAATAGGTGTGGAGGATTGTATTCACACTCCGAACAGTCGAAGGACTGCCGGGTGGCGGATTGTAACTCCCTACACCCTTGGCAATACTTCGGACGGTCAGAGGACATCCACCCCCACACCTCTTTTAGTTTTTTTCCGTTTCGTCTTGTACTTGGAAGGTAGCTGTGATAACTTTGCCTGCAAAGTCCATAGCTTCCTTGTCAGATACAGTATTAAGGTCCTCATTGCTAAGGCCGTATACGTCCATCAAGATGAACCGCATAATGTCACGGCTACGAATGATACCCGCTAATTGATCATCTTCTTCGACTGGACAATATACGAAGTCCAATCCTGCTTTAATCAATGATTCACGTTCAGACCATGTGAGGGCTCTTGCTTTTAATTCCTTACCTTGAATCTTCATAGTTGCCTCCTATTAGTACGCTGCTTGCGTATTTGTTAATTCGAATAGAACGGCAGATGCTTCAGCATCGTCACCGTAGTATGCCTTGAATGGCATTTCAATGTTAACCCCTTTAGGACCATCGATACCTGGGGAGTTACGTTCGTAAATCAACTCAGGTAACTTGATAACCAAAGAGTTATCGCCCTTTGTAAGTGTTAATTCAAGGCTAGATTCTGTACCATTTACGGCTTTGTTCAAGAGGTCCATATTTTGGAAGAACGCTTTCAATGTACCGGATACACCGACAATGCCTGTATCAATATAAGTACGGAAGCCTTTATTACCGATAGCGTAGGAATCACCGTCTAGGCCAAAGTCAATATTAAGGCTTAAGGACAATACGTTAGCGACTGTCACACCGCCTTCTTTGATTGTGGCTTCAAGATTTTCAAATGGAGTAAATGCAATTTGCGTAGGTGCTGTATCGAATGGTACTGCCGCCATTGTTTCCTTACAGCCCATTACGTCGATGGTGGCTGTTAAATCGGAGTCACCGCCGAAGTTAAGCGCCATTTTGTTCATGCGAACACCACTAAATTGTTGATATGTACTGATATCCTTATAGCCTTGCTCGAATGTAGCGGATGGCATATCCGGACCGATTTTGAACACATGCTTATGTGCGGAGCCCGCACCTGCTGTAGATGTTGGTGCACCGAAAGCGAGTTTCAACCAATAGCCGAAACCGATTACATCTACTGGAGGTGTAATACTACCGGATGCATCGATGTTACCACGGCTAGGTGCCGCAGGATTACGTGTACCACGAATTACATTAGAATCATTTAGATTTTGACTTGCTTTTAGAGAGGAACTAATGATTGGCATAACCACGCCACCGGTGGACGGTGTAACGCCAAAGTCAGTTTCAAAAGCCATTGTTAATTTGGATTGTGCGCCTTGCGCACGTTTAGCTACTGCCATGTTATCCTCCTATTAATATTCAACGTGACCGCCGATTACGTGCGGTATTTCTATTGTGAATGTGGCCTTACCTGGATACACAGGGCGCCACGATACATTATCCGTTTCATAGTCAATGTTAATGACTGGATAATTAGGGTTGACGGCCATAATGCATTCAATGAGTAGCTGGCCAAGTTCATCGGTTTCAAAGGCCCCTGTATAAGTAATGACACGGCCATTACGCTCCGCTTCCTTCCGATGTACACCCCATACGAGTTGGAGCGTATACGAATAGGAATCCGCAAGCCCTTCGGACTTACTATCCATAAGGACTATAACGCATGGACAATCCTCCTCGAGGGGAGCCCCTGCATCGTCATAACCTACAAATATGGATAGGTCTTTACCGTACTTTGCTTGACAAAACTCATTGATATGATCATTGTCCTTAATAGCCTCAACCCAACGATTCGCAATCACTGCGAGTGGAATTGTTTGCATAGCTACCTCACTTTGTATACTCGATTACTTGTACCCCACGAGGTGTTACCGAGTGCGTACTCACCGATTTTCTTTTCAAGGAACGGTACGAGTTTAGGTTGAAGGGCGTTACGCATCGGCCCGAAAGTTTCACGAGGTTTAATGGTGAAGGTCGTTTTCCCCTTGGCCAACTGGAACCCATGCGCAAATAATTTCTTACGCATGTTTTCCGTAATTTCCTTGGTGTAGCCCTTCTCTATCTGTTCCCCTAATTTCTTAGCGGAGTTAGATAGCCAACCAACTTTGACCGATTCAGACTTAGCGTCGTACTGGTACCCTACAGCCCGGTACATTTTGCCGAGTGGCGTATAACCAACCGTGCCGGCTTTTACACCCCCCGCGATAAGTTCATCACGAGACTTATGTGTCCAGCCTTCGCGGTCAGCCTTACCTCCTTTTCGATAAGCCCTTCTAACTTTGGCGCCGAATGCTGCTTCGAGTTGTGCCCGCATAGCCGGTGGCATGAAACTGGCGTATTTCTTACCGCCTGGTGCTCCGGATTTGATGCCCTCCTTGATAGCCTTAGACATCATGAACCCCATCGACTTCATCGCCTTACGCATCCAATCGGGTTTCGTTTTAGCGATAAATTCGAGATACGGTGTAGCTCCATCATTAATAGTGATAGGCTCATTACTCATGGTCTCACCGTCCTTACGTTGGCCACGATTTCTAGGCAGTGCATCTTATCGTCGCTATCGGAGATATGATCTACGTACCACTTCTTACCGTGGATGTAGATTTCATCCTTCGCCTTAGGGAGTGGTATATCTTTGGTTCGTATCCATATCTTAGCCTTATCAGCTAATCCTGTTACGAAGCCTGAACCCTTGCCATCGTACTCACCGATTTCCACGCTCGCCTTGATGGTCTTACCTTCATATGTGATTTTCTCACCAAATGCCCCCAGGAGGACGTTTTCATCGTATGTATACATATTTGTACCTCATAGGTTTAACGGGGGCATGTGGCCCCCGTTATCCTCATAATATAGCTATTGACTATGCGCCAACTTTGACAGCTTGCACTAGCATAACGGTAACAGTATCTTGCGTAGCAGTTTTAGGCGCTACCGCGATACCCAATGGTTTACCGCCAGTTTTAACGGCTTTATCTGTATCAAAGTTAACTACGTCGCCGACTGCAAAAGTATCAGTTTTATTAGCTGTTACTTTAAATACGCCGGTTACTTTAATGGCGCCGACTTCACCGACTTTTAAATCTGTGATAGCCACGCCGTGAAGTGCGCCTGCTTCTACGATATTACCGGCTTTGACTTCTGCAGTTGCAGTAATGTCAATGCGGTCAGTTTCTTGTACGAATTGTGTCATCATATATCGTTACCCCCTAATTATTTACCTGCGTTTTTATAAAGACCACGGAAGTCAAGTGCACGTACGCCTACGTCCAATGCAACTTTATATTCGATACCATCCACATCAAAGCCTTGACGAGTTTCTAAGCGTGGAGCTTCTACGCCGTTCAAGAATGTAGTTTCAATAGTATCGTGTTGAGTTGCATCCGCTACTAAGTACCATGCATCTGGGTCAGTGATTTCTGCATCAGCGATAACAGTGAATCGACCTTTGTATGGGTTAACCACACCGGAGTTAACACCTGCCACGTCTGCAGTGGAGTTCATGAGTTGGTATGCTACCATTTCAAGTTCAGGTGGAACGATTAAGTATTTAGGTGTGATGTTAAGTGTAGCAGTGCCTTGGATACCCGTTTGACGGCGCATAGCAGTTACTGCTTTAGCAATAGCTTTGACAGATAAAGCTTCGCCTGTGGATGCAACGTTACCATGTTTGCTATTAAACAATGCAACGCCATCTTCCATTTCTACGTTACCTGTCAATTGTGCGTATACCATTTTGTTAACCAATCGTTTAGCCGCGGATCCAAAACGAGTTGCGATAGCGGAGAACATACCAAGGTCATCGTTGATGATAGCTTGACGAGTTAAGCTGAACAATTTGCCGTAAGTAGCAACTTTAGTACGCGCGGAAGTTTCACCGAATGTCATAGCTTTGAATTGGCTACCTTCTGGAACTAATTCCAAGTCACCTGCTTCAGATAATGCTACGCGTGTAGCTTCCTTGAAGTCGCGGTTGGAGCCTTTACCCGCCCATAATTGGTATGTGGTTTCTGCTTCGTTAAAGCCGTTCATTACGGATTTATTCGCCAAGTTAGACATGATAGCAGGGAATGTGGATGTGGAGTTAATAGCTTCACGAGCCAATTCCAAATTATCGCCAAAGTTAGCACGAAGGCCTTCACGTTGTAATGCTTCACGTGCTAATTCAACTAAGGAATGTGCGCGTAATTCGTTAGCACCTGGTGCCGGTTCAGCTACTTGAATACCT